ACGTATTATCAATAAAGCGTTGGCGAAGAGAATGGAAAAACGTTATCAAAGTATGGAAGAAATCGTGCTGGATTTGAAAAGATTATAATCATCAATGCTAAATGCTAGACACAAAAAAACCTGCTAAAAAGCAGGCTTTAATATTTGGTCTAAGATGTACTATCCGAAAATGGTGGGGCTGGAGAGACTCGAACTCTTTTTGATAGCAGTTAATATGAATCAGTTAAAAATAAACACAATTAAATCATATGTTTATCAAAAACGGTTTTGGTTGATTTAAACTGATTTACTGCAAACTGCGCCAAAAACTGCGTCATGATTTATGCTTGGCAACCAGCATTAATATGATAAAAAATCTAATCCATCTATCTGTTTAACAGTGCATCGCTAGGTCAGCAGGACATGAACCTGTACGATGCGCGTAATAATATTCATTTGATTGAGGCTGTGGAGATTGGGTTGAGGGCGTGTAGTGAGGTATGAAGGTACTAACTGCTTACTTATAAACGATTGCTGTCAACTGCTTATTTATATATCATATGAAATATTAAGAAATACTTAGCTATAGGAAGCAATATGAGCTTGCAGCCGCAAAGTGACGTAGAGTTTATTAACACTATGTTTGCCCAAGAGGGTAAAAAAACCTTTGATGTATTCAAATTAAAAAGACTTGATAGAGCCGTCAAGGCATTAGAACGCAATGACCCTTCACAGGGGGCTGCCGCGCGCGCTGACTATTATATTTATACTAATCAACTTGAGCTTGCTTTTATTACCCTTGATAAAGCTATTAAACAAAACGGTTATAACCAAATGTTTGGGCACACACAGGTTAGAGTCGCTAAATCAATTGGTAACTGGCCTTTGTTAAAGAAGTATTCTGAAAAGTTGTTACTGAGAAAGAATTTTAAATTAAGCCATGAAGATGTTTTAAGGTATATAGAGGATAGTACTATGTACCTTGATAACAGTGGTGATTTTATAAAAGTTCTTCGTTTATACGACATAAAGGAACGCGATTCGATTTACTCTAGCATCCAGTCACGAATAGACTGGTACCTCAGGCAAGATGGAGACCTATCTGTCTATCGAAAAGTCTTAGAAATTGCTATCAAAACCATCAAGTTTAAATACTCTTTACCGTTAGATATTGAGTTTAGGGCTAAATCCCTACAGCTTATAGTTTCAAGTAAGTACTGGTCACTTGAAGAGACCATAGAGTTAACTAAAGAAATTAACAATGCTATCTTAGAGCATGATGACATAGATTTTCAAATAGCAGCAGATGATATTGAGGTTTTCTGCATTAATATCCCAATAAGCAATATACCTGAAGGCTTTGTTTATTACGAAGACAATGATGATAGTTTGATTGAGCTTATTGAAAGCCGCATGGCAGACAATCTATCTCCTGAAGTTGATGGAGAAGAGCTGCATGTGTGAAGCCCAGAAAGATAAAAAAGTCTATAGGGTTTTGCTGACTAAAGAATCGCTTAAAGAATGGAATAAAATAGACCATAGCATTCAGAGACTTTTTAAGAGGAAGCTTAATAGCATAGTACTTGATCCAGTTATTGTTAATAGTAGGCTTCGTGGTAAGTTATCTAACTGTTATAAAATAAAATTAAAACGTGCAGGTTATCGTTTAGTTTATGAAGTGCGCTCCCAAACCATTGTATTGATTGTATGGGCTGTTGATAAGAGAGATGATGATAAGGTATATGATAGTGCTATTAGTAGGCTACGAGAGATTGCTATAGCAGACTGTACTGAAGTATCATTACAATGAATTGCTTGCTACGCTAGAGCGCAAGGACCCACCTCACAGTGGGTTTTTTATCACCTACACTTTCACCCAATCCCTCACTACATAGTCCATAAAAGCACATAGGGTTTTTAATAAACAGGTATAGAATCCGTAGACTAATCACTAGGAATTCAATATGCCTCAATTGAAATCCCCTTTCTTAATAGCGGCTGTTGTCATAATTGCTTTAACCACTGCCACTATGATCATAATTATGTAGACTATCAGTCTATTTTAACCCTATATATTGAGTAATATTCCAGACAAAAAAAGCCCACCTGTTTAGGTGGGCTTTTTTGAACAAATGATATGGATTTTATGGGTATTGCTTATAACTGGGTGTCTTAGCTATCCTCATTGACGATCATCATACTAATAACAGCGCCACCTACCTGACGGCGTCCATATAACAGTGGTACGGGGTTTCCTTCGGCAACGGTAGTGACAGCGCCGCCAAAGGCATAACTTGGTTTATTACCGTCCGGGTCTTGCGGAGTAATAGTAGGTCGAGGCATAAGTAGTGTTGCGGCACCGCCAAGTAACATACCACCGCCAGCCGCAATCATGGCTGGGTTGCCGCCACTAAAACCAATTAGTGCTACACCAGCAATAACCTGAATCCAACCCATTGCGTCGCCGCCTGCGCCGGTTATTTTGGGTACGATACGGATGACAGCAGCGCCCGTTTTCATGTCAACTTCATTTGCGCCAATATTGTTATCATCATTAAATACGGCGAAAAAAAGACCGCTCTCGTGGGCGGTCATCATAAATCTTCTAAATCCATCGACTTCGTAGCTTAGTGCCTCGCACGCTTCGCGCGGCGACTCCACATCAAACTCAAATGACTTGCCAAACTTTTCGGCTAATATGCCATGTAGCTCGATACGTCTTAACATAATAACCTCACATTATGATTGGTGTTTAACAATGACATTTCTCTTTCCTAATTTTGCTATAAAGCTTACAGCGTGAGCAGCATCTATAGGACTGATGTAATACTAAGTGAACATCGATAACGGTTTCTACGGTTTTTGATGATTCCAATGTCAATTGTCTGTCTTCACCTAGATAGATAAGCGCTTGATTGATACGTTGGTTATGGATACTGCACAAGATAACATCCTGATGTTGCAAACGGTTAACCTGCATAAACCCTTGGTCTGCAAAGTTATGAACACAAAGGTCAACGTTAGCTGTATATTAATACCAATGATATGTGCGCTCAAAGTTATCGAGATAATACCAAGCTCATGCAGACAGTATTTACGCTTGATATTTAAGCAGTCCAGTACGCCATGAGGATATGCGCATTGATTAACGGTGCGGCATATGCCTTGGCTTTATAGACTTTGATATCAATCTCTGCTTCATAATCGTCTAAAAACTCACGTTCTAATATATAAACCCCAGAACAAGCTCATCCTTTTACGTAAATGGAAAGTGATAGCCTGTGCAGATGTGTTGATACAAAACGTTGACGGTGTCTATAATTACGAGGCCGGGTTTTTTTGAGCAAAAGCATTAAGTGTAATAATAGCAGCGTTGGCAAAGACAAAATTAATCATAGTGCCCTCAATATAAGCAAAATATATTAAAACTGACTTTCGTTTTTTCTAATGCTATCGCTTTGCATATCGTCTGTCCATCACACCGTTTGGTCGCATTATCTTACTGACTTCACTAGCAACGACAGCAGCTAGTCCTTGCCCGATTTGCCTTCCGTATGCGCTGCTTGATTCAACAGAAGAGTTGCCGTCCATTGTGACAGTTACACTGATATTGACGTTTGGTGCATTGGATTGACGCTCATAAGTGCCATTTCTCATCGACTCAAGCTCTGGTCTATACTTGCGAGTAGTAGTCGCATCGCTGACATGCTGTGCCTTTTGAGATTGATAAGCATCATTAGCGCTATTACGTAAATCAAAAGCAGCGTTTGCCTCTTGAGCATTGATTGCAGCGATTCGAGCGGCGCGTACATCATTAGTAAGGTTGCGTGTGAGCTCAATTTCTTGGCGCTCATACTTATAGCGCTGCTCTATTAGCTGCAACTCGGTCTTTTGATGGTCAGTTGCTGCATCTAATTCTTTAGTACGAGCAAAATCAATTTGAGCGACTTCATAATCGCGGCGTTCATTGACTGCTTCGTCAATTGGTATGATGAAGCCATTGGCAACGTTGTATTCATAGAGGATTTTGTTAGTCACGCTAGATGGCAAACCTTTAACTTTTTCGGCATATTCAGGGGTAAAGATGAGCTCGCCTTGTTCGTCGCAGGTGACCAATGTCACGCCGATTGCATTTTGCTCGGTTTTTTCAAGACCTTTAATAGCGTCATTAAATGCATCACGTTCAGCAAGTGTATGGCGTTTTACGAATACATCCCCGCCAATTTCTGGCAAAGAAACACGGATAGGCGTTAGGATTGCAGCACAAGCGCTCATTAAAGCTGATGCGGTAAGGGTGTTTTTTGTTTTAGACATATTGTTACTCATTATTTTTTAGGGAATAAAAACTATGCTTTTTAGGGCATCGTGGGGAAGTATTGCTAAGTAGTGCTAGATTATGGCGTTATCGTTGAGGTTGGTTCGGATGTGATAGTAATGGTACCCATCATCCGGATTTTCTTTTTCGTATCATCAGTCGATGGAGTGAGCTTGCTGACCATACCCTTAAACTCACGACTGAGCGCAGGAGCATTGGTGAATTTAAACTGCCAAGTTAGCTCTGTGTTATCATCATAAGCAGCTTGAATAGCAAGGTGCTGGGTATCAGCTGGGTCAAGCGCATACTCAAAGTTAATCTCACTGTCTTCAGTAAAATCAACAACCGCTTTTACAGTCCGCTTTGCGTCAGTAGGAGTGACATCATCGAGCGTTTTTCAGATGTTGCTGGGTCGCATTTCTGTAACTGTTTGACCTTATCAAATGCAAGGGCGTCTGTACTGACATGTAGCGTGTAGTACGCATTGTAGTGGCATAATAAAATTGGACAGCTTCTAAGAGGTTATAATAACCCAAAGAAGGAAACTAGTATGACCAACAATCGCAATCAATATACCCGAGAATTCAAGCTTGAAGCCATCAGCTTAGTGACTGAGCATAAGCGTAAAATACCTGATGTAGCAAGCTCACTTGGCATTGGCAAATCCACCCTGCAGAAATGGCTGAGTCAGTATCGACAAGAAACGAATGGCCAAGCACCTAAAGTCGGCAACGCTTTAACGGATGAACAACGCGAGCTACAAGAATTGCGTAAGCAGGTTAAGCGACTCACTATGGAGCGCGACATATTAAAAAAGGCTTCTGCTCTGCTGGCCTTGGACAGCCTGAACGGCTATCGCTGATAAGCAAGCTTGCAGAGCAAGACAAAAGCGTCAGTAAACGCCGACTATGTGACTTATTTGGCATCATTAAAAGCAGCTACTACTATGGCACACAGACTAAGCCTATCGATATTGAACGTGTCAAACTCAAAGCCTTGATACGTCAAATATTCAATGACTCCAAACAATCAGCTGGGGCTCGCACCATTGTCGCCATCCTGTGGAATGAGCACAGTATTAGGCTAACGCGTTACTTAGCTGCCAAGATTATGAAGCAAATGAAACTGGTCAGTTGCCAGCTCAAGACCCACAAATACAAGCACGCTGATCAGGAACATAAAACCCATGACAACCTTTTAAAACGCAGATTTAGCCCAACGGCGCCCAACCAAGTCTGGACGGGCGATGTCACTTATATTCGCATTAAAGGCGGCTGGTGTTACCTAGCCGTTGTTTTAGACCTGTACGCCCGTCGTGTGGTGGGCTTTAGTGTCTCAGACTCACCCGATAGTATTCTGACAGGTAACGCTCTGAAAATGGCGTATCAGACGAGACTCAAACCAAGTGGTGTGTTATTTCACTCAGATCAGGGCACGCATTACACCAGTAAGAAATTTGCTGAATCAATCGATGATTGCGACGGTATGACACAGAGTATGAGCCGTCGTGGAAATTGTTGGGATAACGCCCCAACTGAGCGCTTCTTTAGAAGCTTCAAAACAGAGTGGATGCCAAAGGGCGGTTATGAGAATATCGCTGAGGCTAAAAGTGCCATTAGTGATTATATCTGGGGCTACTATCAAACCGTGAGACCGCACACTTTCAACAATTATTTAACACCAGCTGAAACAGAAAGACGTTACTTTAATCAAAACCTCTTATCAGGTGTCCTAAATTAGTTGACCACTACACATCAACTAAATTTTCTACTGCCATGGGTTACGCTCCTATCTATAGGTAAGGGGATGGTGGGGTTTGCCAAAGTCCAATATCGATCGACTGCCTAAACAGTTTTGCGTCGGCGTCATACATTTGCTGTGTGCCGAAATAATCAGTAGTTTGGATGTTACTATTAATGACGGCTAGCACATCGTTTGATAGCTGCACAGCGGCATCATAGCTTGGGTCGTAGCAATCTATTTGCACGCGTACCCACTCATGACCAGTGGCACCATCTATGGTTTTCTCAGGTAGGTCGCTAATGATCTTGCCATACGATATATGGCGCATTCTTAACGCTGCCCTCGGGTACGATTATTGGGTAAACACGCTCACTGACTAGCGGAGCGAGCAAAGGGTATAACTGAGCACCGGCTATCGTAGGACTACTCGCTGTGAAATTTTTGGTAATAAAAAGCCCTATCAGATGACAGGGCTTCTTTTGATTAGGTTATAGATTATTAGGCGGCTGGCTGACTGAGCATATCTCGTACCGTGTCCAGATTAAGGTTGATTAAGTATAGCAAGCTATGCAGCTCTCGATTTTCATCATTGGATATTAGCTCTTGAACCACACCGATAGTGCCGTCCAGATAGGCATTAATAGCATCCGCTCTATCTATCTGACTGTGTGGCTTTACCTCAAAGTAGGGGTGAGTTGGTTTAGCGTTATGAATATGCAGCGTGGTGACATTGTTGATATTATACTGACTCATCATTTACCCCTCATGCTTTGACATATCAGCATTATTATAAGTTGCGTAGACCATCTTTTGGCTGACGGCAACTCCTAGTCTTGCCATTTTACTACCATCAACAGGCCAAACCTCTTCTATTACACCGGGTAACTCATCAAGAGTAGTCACAAACTCATCAGAAGCCATTTCACGCATGGTCATTCTTCCATCAACACCGATCTCACCAATAAACTTAGTAGTGCGTTCATTGTTTTTGATTATAGGTGTTGCTGAACCAAATATAGTCTCAGTGTGCTCACGATTGCGGTATGGCTCGCTGATAGTATTTAACATCATGCGATGGATATATTCGGTTGCTTCACCCACTTGTGATATCGGTAAGTCATCGATATTAGAAATATTAAAGCGATGTAAGACAATATTGAACGCATCGCATGTATCAATCCCCATGCTTGCTTGTGCAATCTTGATAGCTTTCACCAGACCACGACGGTCCTGTAGGGTTGATGGCATGTCTCCAGTAGTACGCGGATGGATGGCTTGGCCCGTGTGCCAATAGTCATGCAGAACTGTATAACATTCTTTTTTATATTCAATCAAAGCATCTTTGATTTCAGGTTTAACGCGTTTTGTATCAACACCAAATAACCAGCCGTTAAGTAATTCAATTGGCAAGCACATCATTTTATACTGTTTGTCGTCAGCACCAGTTGCCGTTATCATACAGGCAGCTGAAATTAGAACATCATCACGATTGATACGTTGACGTTGGCCTTCCCAATCTAAGCCTATATTATCAGCGATAGGCTTTACAGCAGCATAATATATGCCGCCCTTTTCGATAGTGACAAGTGGTTGACCGTTAAAGTCGATAGTTTGGATGTTATTGCCTCTGCTAGGGTCTTTTGCTATAATAGTCATGTTTAGTTCCTTTACGAATTAGATGTAGTAGAAGCAGATGTGTTACTTTCGACGGTATCATCTGCTTTTTTTGTGCCTGATTGATTTTCGACCTGTTCACGAGCTTGTTCCAAGTGCATGTTAATTTCACCTAATAAAGAGCGATGATTATTAACGGCATTTGTTTTTAACCACTGATGCAGGTCTTTGGTTAGCCTTAGTTGATACTGGACAGGATGAGTTCGATTTGCAGACATAGTAAATCCTCTTTTGTTATTTAGATAAGTACCTACTAGGTACTATTAGATGGTAATCTAAACAGCATTCTGTGTCAACACCTAGTAGGTACTATATGGAATATTTATATGACTATACAAACTGAACCTCAATACAAATTAAGAATGCCACATGAGCTAAGAGATAAAATCAAATCTTCAGCAGAAAAGAAAAATCGCTCTATGAACGCCGATATTGTGGCAAGACTTGAGCAAACCTTTAAAGAAGAAGAAAGCACCACTCCCAGCACCAGTAACGTGCTTATTGTCACTGCGGTATACCAGACCTTACGAGAGGAAGGCTATACGCATGAAAAAGCCGAGCAGGTGATTACTGACTCTGTTAAAAAATTATTGGATATGGATTTCATTAAGAAGAACTTTAATAATGCGATTGATACAGATAAGGATTAACTACGCCGTATTTTGCATAGTTTGGACTATCTGGATGGCCCAGGCGGTAGTAAAAAGCAGTAATACAGCACATAACTGAGCCGTCTTCGTAGTAATAATTACCGTATTGTTCATGACCTCTGATGTTTGTGCCGACAAAAGTCTTCATTCCAACTGGCAGTTCATCTGTAACACCTACGCCAGCGCCAACCTCTCCCATAATTCCGATATCGTTCGGCATTGGCGATACGCTGTCTGATAAACGTTTTAGCTCGCTGTCGATTAAAATGAAATTATCACGAGTTTCAAGCCATAACAGCTACTCATCATCTCCTGATTTTCTATCGCCTTCCCCGGGGTCTGGTAATTGTAGCGCCATTGCTATCTCCTAATTAAACTGCTCAAAGTTGAGCGTGATTTGCCAATGATCGCCTTTGCGCTGCGGTATCGATACACCGGCGCAGGTATATTGTTTGGTGTTGCCGTGCGGGTCGGTCCACAGGAATGGTTTGGCGCCCGCATGTTCATCGATAAACGCTTCGATGGGCTTGATAACGGTATCAAGTGCGCCAGTCTTAGTGCCTGACCAGTTTTTGGTTGTGTTATTAATGCCAATTGAGGATAGTTGGGCATAGCCATCGCCAAACTGTGTTTTGTTCACGCGATACTGTTTGTCAGCAGTAGCGCCCATATCCATCTGCCAAGGAAATGTTTTTATCATAGGATTTCCCACTAAAAAGCCCACTGAGTAGTGGGCTTTTGGTTGATTGAGATAGGTTGATTACCGTTTTGCGTACAATCTATCGAGCGTGCCGTTTGGTCGGGTCATCTTATTGACTTCACTGACGACGACAGCTGCTAGTCCTTGTCCGATTTGTTTGCCGTATGCGCTGTTTGATTCGACATTTGAATTGCCGTCCATTGATACGGTTACGTTGACGTTGATATTAGGTTTGCTGCCTTCGCTATTATCCAAAAAGCGGCTTAACTTTTTGTTGTCATCAGCCTTTACTACGCGCTCATTTTTATCAAGCACCCAAGTGCCTTCGCGCGGTACGGATGCAATACCGTCATGCGCTTGACCAACAGGCATAGCAATTGACTTGATGTTACTAACAATCTCAGCGCCCTGCATAACCGCTTGACCGATAATAGGTATGTTTTGCGGGAAGCCAACAGCCATTGCCTTGGCGACAGACTGCTGAATAGCCATTGCAGACTGCGCAATAGCAAAGCCTTTCTCCACTGCAAACAACGCACGATAGATACCTGATTGCTCCCCAGCAAAAGATTTGGCCATACCTGCCAAATCACCAAACAGCGCCTCAGCTTGCGTTAGCATGAGATTACGTTTAGCGTCTTGGTAACTTTGCTCGACTGCCATTCTCGCTGCTGATGCTCTTTGCACTTCGTCGGTATGCAGCTGCTCAAATTGGCGCACTATCTCCAATCGCTGTTCGTAGTCAGATTGTATTTTACCCAACGGCGTTTCTTGCTCGATACCGCCAAGCATACCTTTTAGCGCTTCGCTAGATTTTTCTCTATCTTTTTCTAGTATTGCAAAGCGCGCCCTGATAGCGTCAGTCGCTTTCGCGGTCATGCCCAGCTGCTCGTAAGCCCGCGTTTGCTCTTTAAGCACTTCAAGCAATTCTTCATTGATGCCTTTGTATTTCTCGGTGTGCTCAATATCGTACATGAGCGCAGCAAGCGAGCTGTTATTACCAAACAAGGCTTGCTGCTTGATAAGTCCATCGATACTGTCTTGCACCGAATTATTGGCATCAGCGAGCTTCTTAGTTAATTCTAACTGCTCCTTGGTTTGTGTTAATGCTATCAATTGGCTGGTATCAGCAGCGCCAAACTTGCCGACACTAATATCGTATTTAAGCGCCGCTAGCGCGCTGTCATTGCCAAACAATGCAATCTCACGCTTTAGATTTGCAACACCATCTTGTACAGCTTTGACCGCATCGGCTGCCATTTTTTGTGCGGCAGACACGACTGCCTTTCTTCCTTTCTTGATACCAACCGCCATACCTTCAGCAGTCTGCTCACCAACTTTCTTCATGACCCGTGATGGCGAACGAATATCCAGCACGCTCTTAGCTTTAGCAACTGCGCTTGATGCCATACTGCCGATTGCAGTAGCAACACCGCTTGCGCCTTGCTTAATACCGTTAATCAAACCGTTGACGATATCTCTACCGACTTGCAGCATACGACCGGGCAATTCTCTGAGCGTAGTCATGATGGTGTTTTTGATATTAATAATTGCGCCGCGAGTGTTAGCCACACCTCTATCCCAAGCCGCTTGCATGGTCGCAACCGTGTTCAAGACATAGCTTTTTATCTTATTAAACTCAGTGTTAAGCCCGGCACTGATAGCAGCCCAGTTTTTAACGACTAGATAACCACCGGCCGCAATCAATGCAATAGCCGCAACCACCGCAAGGATTGGACTGGTTAAGACAGCTAGTGCAGCATTGAAAGTCCAAGTCGCTGCGGCGCCTACACCTGCCGCCACTGACCAACTTGCGGTTGCCACAGTCATCACACCTGCTTGCACCGCTGCTGCGGCTGCCTGTACTTTCAATAGTATCAATGGCACATTTGCTGCAATCAAAGCCACTGTAAGCGCACTTACTGCTACGCCTAGCGCAATAAAAGCAGGTTGATTCTCACTGACGACACGTTTTATTTCATCCCAGTTTTGATAAACCAAGGCGCCTGTCGCAAGCAATATACCAAGGCCTAGCACTGTTAGCCCCATCGTAGTGCCTAATGCGGCGTAGGCTAGCTTTAACCCATCAACAGTAGTCTTTGCTGCCGTAAATCCATCAACTGCTAGCTTTAGACCAAGTACTGTGCCAACTAATGATCCGCCAATAAGTGTGATTTGCTGAATCAGTTCGGGATTAGCAGACACCCACGTGCCGACAATTGCGACCATAGGGGTCATCTTTAGCAGCAGTTCATTTAATGCAGGTATAAAGGCATCGCCAAGACTCGCCACCACTCCATCTATATTGTTTTTGATTAGGACCATTTTATTGGCAGACGTTGCGCTGATTTTCTCAAATTCAACATCCATTGAACCAAAGTAATCCTTGGTTGTATTGACGGTCTCACCAAGCATTTCCCAGTTGTTTTCTAGTACGCCGACACTGCCTGCGAGCATCGTTATATCATCGCCAAATTCTTTACCGATGATCAAGGCGTTCGTGCCGATACGTTTTGACTGCTCTAGCTTATTGATAGCCTCAAGATAAGTAATAATGGCCTGCTTACCATCAGTTGCGACCAGCTTACTAAAATCATCAATATTTAACCCCAACTGCTCAAAGCCGATTAATTGAGACTTGGTGGCATTGTCCAGTGTAGAAAATGAAGTTAATAATGAATTGACCGCCGTAGAGGCAACCTCGGCAGGCTTACCCATGGCAATCAATGCACCGGTCAAGCCTAACGTTGCGTCCTCTGACAAGCCAAAGACTTTAGCGACACCACCGACACGTTGCAGTGAATCAATGAGCTGGGCGGCGGTAGCAGGGGTGTTGTTTGATAGCGTATTAATCGCATCGCCCAGACGGTCGATATTTTCAATAGGTATCTGAAACACGTTAGCAATTTTTGCCATACTGTCAGCGGCTTGCTGCGCTGGTATATCAAAAGCAACACCCATCTTTGCCATGACTTCAGTAAAGTGAACCAAGTCTTTTTCTGCAATACCCAGCTGACCGCCGGTAGCGGTGACTGCTGCCAATTCTTCAAAGGTTTGCGGTATCTGTGTTGTCAGCGCCTGTAGCTCTTTACGCATATTTGCCAAGCCATTGCTTGAGGCAAAGTCTACAGTCTTATCAATCTCAGCCATCGAGGTCTCAAACGACATCGCTGTCTTTAATGATAATGCGCCCATACCGGCAAGCGCTGTGCCAACAACCGCTGCTGCCTTGGTAGCGCTCTTACCCATTTGCCCAAAACTGGTGCTAGAGTTTTCCCGTGCTCGCCTGAGCTCATTGTTATATCTGGCAGTGTTTGCCTCCATAATGATTTGGATTCTACTCAATACCGACGCCATATCGTCACCCTATGATTAATTGTGATTGTTTTGCGGATTGACTTTTGATTTTAGGAAGTCTTTTAGCGCGGCTGCTTGAGCTTGTGCTTGCTGTTTGGCGACTTGTATTCGTTGCTGTTCTTTTTGTTCAGGCGTTTGCATGCTGTAGTCAAATAACATGAAGTCTTCTACGCTTAGCTTTTCCTCACCGCCATAATTCTGCTTGCGCAAAGTGGCAAACTGTATATCAAAAAACTTCCCACCGAACGGCTCTACGTACTCATAAAATGCTTGCCACTCGGTTAGCTCTTTTGATGTGATGTTGTCATCAATCCAAGCCACCGACTTGCTCAAATGAGCGGCAAGCCGAAACTTAAATATACGTAGCGGGTGGGCTATTAGTTTTTTGCAGCTTCTTCTTTTGCCTCTGGTTGCAAGGCGTTGATGTCGCTTGATGCATCGAAGACTTTTGACACAATGGCAGATGGAAAGCCTTTGACCATTTCCAAGTCGTCATCGTTAAACTCTAAAACGCCGTTTTCATCACAGACCGAGTAGATAAATATCACTGCGCGTACGCCGTTATTTTTTGATTCTTTTTGCATATGACGCTCTAAGCCTTCACGCTCAGCAGCAGTCATTACCTTGATAAACACTTCACCAAGGTCGGGAATCTCAATGGATTTGACGCTGGTTTTTAACTGCATAAAATCCGCTTTGCTCAATACTTTTTTGGCTACTTGTTTGGTCATTTTGTTACCTGCTTATTAGTTAGGGATAATAAAAAAGAAAAATGAAAAGGCGTAGAGCCGGTTAGACCACTACACCTATAAAATTATTGCGCGAAAACCAACGACTAGACTGTTGGCGTGACTTCTGAGCTGATAACCAATACACCTTCGACTTTTAGCATGTCTTTTTGCTCAGCGACCAAGTTAAACTCTTTGATCATACCGTCAAAGGTAAAGCCTTCACCCGCAGCATCTACAAAGGTAATCTTATTTTTCAGCGTCGTATTGTTATTAAAAGCCGCTTTTAGCTCCATATGCTGAGGATCAGTCGGCATGTAGTACAAAGTAAACGCTATTTCTGACGTTTCGCGGAAGTTGGCCACTGCGTTCACAGTAGACGTGGCATCAGTAGGCGTCACATCCACCACTGTTTTGGGTAGATTAGGCATATCCATGCTGTTCAAAAACTGCACTTGGTTAAAAGTGGGCACATCATCGGTTGCAATACTCCAGGTGTACTGCGTGTTTACCAGCTTATCGGTTGAAATAGCCATATTTGTCACTCTCTCATTTGTGGGCGTTATATCCGAGGCTTATGCCTGAGATTGCATAATAGCGGTTGCTATATTTGTTTAATTGGTTTGCCAGATATGGCATTCGATACTTTGTCTAAATAGCTTGGCATCGTCCTCATACATATATCGGCGGCTGTCATAGTGAAACGGCTGCACGTTATTTTTAAGTATCTCAAGCATCTCATTCGTTTTGTCTTCACAGCCATCATAATTGCTGTGATAGACATCCAACTGCAAGTAAGCCATCTCGCGACCGGTATAGCCCATGATGACATTGGTCGCGTTGGTATTAAGCACGGTATAGACCAGATAAGGCAGTCCTTTCTCAGAGTCGGGTCTGACCAGTGGATAGACCTTATTTTCAAACAGAGCCCTTAGGTTGCTGTATATCACCTCGCTAGCTTTCATTGTTTATCCTTGTTAGCCAATCAGTACCTTATCGATCTCAACTTTCCATTTTTCTTTAAACTTATTCACACCTTCTTCATACTTGCTGTCTACGGCAGGTCGCAGGAAGGGCGCTGCCGCCATCTTGCTAGTGCCATTTTCTATAAAGTACCAATAGAATGCCTTGCCAGATATGTAGATACCGACAGCGGGCTTTTCGGTATATCTCATTTGCTTGGAGCGTATATTCTTTTTGAGCAGACCTGTTCTCTCTGGGGCGCGGGCCTTTGCTTCTTTTTTGATAGGTTGGATGCCAGCATTAAGGGCTTTCATCATCACCTTTTTTTTGGATGTATCCGCGAGTCTGTCAAACTGACTTTCTAGATCATCCAAGCCTTCTATTCTAAAATCGACGCTCATAATGGAATCCTAGATAATAAAAAGCCCTATCAGATGACAGGGCTTTTTTGAGTAGGTTATCGGTTATTTAGTGGCTGGCTGACTAATCATATCGCGCACTGTATCCAGATTGAGGTTGATTAGATAATGCTGGTGATTAACGAATTAGTAAATGTTTGATAATAAAAAACCCACCGATTGGTGGGTTTTTAGTTAATAAAATACTAATGGGTTTTAATCACAAGCGCCTGCTAGTTTAGCGCCATATTCTGCTTGCTCTTTCGTGTATTTATCACCCGCTGAAGACGACAACTGAGTCACTAAGCCTTCACATGAAAACCCTGTAAATGATAAGTAGTTCTCAGCGGACCTACCTGCTTGCTCATTGTAGTCAATATCCATGCTATCAACCGCAATAGTAGCGTCGTCAATATTGTAACCATCGCCAGCATCAGATGATAACTGGTTGATTAAACCATCTCGCGAAAAACCCTGAAAACTAATATAGTTTTTAGCCGATCTAACGGCATTTTTCTGCTGATTAGTCATACCATTGTCTTCTGCGACCACCTCAGTTTCAGAAATCATGGGCTCAGCGACATCAGCCGATGTCGTCGTTTGTGCCACTGTTTTTTCTGCGTCATCTGAGCCAAAGATAAGCCCAATGATAAACAGCGCAACAACAATAATAATTATCCACTTAATTATCTTTTTCATATCAAACATGCCCATAACAGTAAAATCAATAGACAAGTATATTACGAGTGACAACATTAATCTAGCAATCACAGAAACAAAGTAGAAATATTAGATGCTTTTTAACATTAAGGTTAAATGCTCACGACCGCTTCTAGCATCTGCAAGTGGCTCTCCATTTATCTCATAGCGCTTGCCGTTATATTCCAGTTGCATAGTGCTATCGATGTCGGCACGGTAACGAATGATGCAGCGTGCGATAGTTTGACTATTGGCGGCTTGAGCGGTCAGCACATCTTTGACGCTTAATGGCTCCATAGATGCCCACAATGTCAGATATGTCGTCCATGTTGGTGCCAGTATAGCGCCAGTAGGCGAGCGGCCACTGGTTTGTTTGAGTACAGTGATACGCTGCCGCAATCTACTCGCTTTTGTATTAGCTTGCTGTTGCGCTACGAGTGCTCTCATGATAGCTCCTAAGTAACCACAGGGGTACGATATGGATAGAGTAGGGCAACCACTGGCTGGGGTAGATAGTTGCCATTGGTTGGCGCTGTGTTATCCACGTTGCGATTATCATCGAAGTACCCAACCAGCATGAGTGCAGCCACTTTGATATCGTCATGTCCCGTTGCTGGTGTGTCTTTATCGATATAGCGATTGATAGCAGAGTCCGCGGCAGCGATAAACATCGTCAGCGTGGCGTCATTGGCATCGTCGTCATAGCGCAGGTGATGTTTGACTTCCTCAAGTGTTACCCATGCCATCGTCATCCCCTTTTGTGTCGTCGTTCGCTGCTGGTGTTTTAGTAAATGGATTGTCACTAGCGTCACGCTTAGCGATAGCAGCGAGGCTAAAGTTCTGCTGCTGAATCATGGGGCTTTCACCACCAGACACAGCGGTATAGCCGATTTTGGCACGCGCTTCATTCGGTGATAGTATCGAGCCGCCGACCGCTTTGGTTAGATATTCCATTTGACTGGACGAATCCATTCTTAACAGTCCGTCAAGACAAAACTCAGTTTCAACGCCATTTTCTAAATCCAAGTGCTCATTGAGTAGGTTTTCGATACTCTCAAGATAGTGCTGTAGGCAATCGCTATAGTAGATATCGTTATAGTCGCTCACTTTACCAGCGGGCGGTGGTGCCAAGCCGACTTTAAACGCCGGTACACTAAACGCGGTACAGATAATCTCACCTGACAGCTTGAGTTGCTCAACCAGCTGCGCATCTTGTGCGGCGACCGATATCGCTTGGTACGTCACACCATCACTAAGCACGGCGGTGCGGCCTGTGCCAGTGCCAGAGTAATTGGCGTTCCACTTATCACTCATCTCTTTTGATTTTTCTTTGGTTATTGCTCCTGGTGTCACTAATATGCCTGACGGCCGTGAGGCGTTGGCAAAGAAAGCATGAGCATTGCGCTGGATACTGACGCCTTGGCTCGCGGATAGAGCACAAGCCGTAATAGGAGACAAGCCAACTAATGGGTGATAAAAGCAGTTAAAGCGGTCATGGATAATCTCAGACGCTGGGACAATAATGTCATCAGCTAAGTTAAACAATCTATCGCGGCGGACTTGATAAAACACATTACCATTTGGGTCAACAAGTGGCTTCACGCGCTCAGAGTTTAAGATAAGCAGCTGCCATATATCGCCATATATGTCGCGTACTTTCCACACATAGGTGTTGCCGTGTGCCGTTTTTTGTGAGGCCCAGCATTCAAAAAACTGCTGCGTGTTTTGATAGTGGTTTGGTTTGGCCAATAGCTTGTTGGCGCGGCTTTTGGTTTCTTGACTGACGCCTGCGACCCTTTTTTTGGTCTTTATTTTGAGCTTACCGATGTCGCGAGTGATAAGCGACATACAAGCAAACACGGCATGATGGCGCATCTGGTCGTTTTTACTGACTTCAATTTCTTCATTTCGTTGCCATGCGCCAGTAAATGGTTCATGTATCGTGTGCCAAACATCGCCATCATTGACCGCCTGGGCGGTGTTTGCTGATTTTTTGCCAGTCATCCAATCAATAAACTTGCCCATAATGTTTACTCGTCGTCGGTTTTGGTGTCGGTTTTGGTACCTTCATTGGTGAGGGTACCATCGTCAGTTTTGTCTTTAGATTTAGATTTTCGCTTGGGTTTGGCGGGTGGTACCGCTTTTGCAAATCCAGTCACGATCAAAATATTACCTTCAAATTCGGTAACGTTATCGACCATACCTGCTGAGCCGTTGGGGGCGTCTTTGATGTATTCAATATCCATAATTAACCTCGTTTTTTAAGAGTAGATACGGATAGCGAAGGAATGGCACTACCAATACCTACTCGTAAAAAATCCCAGCGCTATGACTGGGATTTTGGTTAGCTATCATTTTATATGGTTAGCTATTGTTTACGGGATAACGTTCGTGTAGTCAATATAAGCAGCAGCAGCGGCACGGCGTTTAGACCAAGTAATATGGCGTTCCGCACGGATGGCAGTCATGTTTTTCTGCCACAAGTTAACGAGGGTCGATGCGCCCATGTCGATGGTCGCTTGATCACTAAATGCCACTTCGACGTCGCCATCATCCGCTAAATACAGTTCAGAGGGTTTGATTAGCGCGATAACATCGGCAGCAGTCTCGGACTCAATAACGGGCAATCCGTTTAGGGTTTTTTCACCTGATAGAGCATCCATGCCGCGATAGTATGGATTACCCAGTGCATCACGCAGCTCGCTCATGTCACTTGCACGAGTTTCACTCATGACGTAGTAAGCCCCATTTAGCGAGAGTTTGTTACTAATAAATGTTTTACGTAAAGCAGCGAGGTCGACGTTATACTCAGCAACACCAACGCCAGTATGGTCAATCTTGGTTGCGCCGTTAAGCACACCAGCTGGGCGGTCGTCTGTTGCAGCGGCAGTATCGATAAATGTATCGTCAATCACCTCTGCGCACGCTTCAATCAAATCATCACGCATCATCTGATCGGCGCTTGGTGAGGCAAGCTTGAGCAGTTCATCAGTGCGTACAATGATACCCGCAACTTTATGATGGCCAATATTAACTGACATAAATGTCGGATTTGTCGCTGGCTTTGGTTTGCCTTCGCCGACCCAACCCGCCACACTTCCGCTCGCAGCTCCAGGGATTTTGGCATTAAATGGGGCAGCGCGCATCATAGGTGCCAGCTTATCAACGATGGTTTGCTCTCGTAATAGCTCAATAAACTCACCAGCAAGCTGGTTTTCGATGATTAAATCGCTTGAGTTACTAGTGTCGAGCACGACCGCTTTTTCTAGCGCTTGGATGACACGCGGGTCCATACCTTGCGATTTGGCGATATCGATTGGGCTAACATAGTTGCCCTGCTTTTGTTGCAGTACGGCCAAAGCTTTTGCTTTTGTTAGCTGAGCAAAGCCGATACCTTTTTTGGCGTGGTTTGGTTTAACTGTCACACCTTTATCGGCTTGCGTAGGGTCTTTTGCACCTTCCGCGCTTGCATTCGCTTGCGCGGCGTTTTCACCGCCTGCGGGTGTGGCGTTTTTTTGCGCATCGGCGGCATCTTTGATGATTTCGTCGACGCGGTCGAGATTCTTTTGTAGCTTTGCGATGTCATCATCAATCGCTTGTATCTGCGATTCTTCATCTTCATTAGTACTGCGATCTTCATCGAGTGATTTTTTGAGGATGCCAGTCTTAAGTCCTTTTTTAGACTTAATCGTGGCAAGAATCTGTGCGCGGCGTTGTTCCCAGGTCATAGGGGTTCTCCAATTTTAATTAACGGTATGCTGCCCCGATTTGGGTCAACTAAGGTGATGGTTTTGGGTTTTTGCGCTACTGGCTCATGATTAGCCAATGGCGCGGTTTTAACGCTTTTAGGTGTGGTTGTATCGGCCGTAGATTTTGGCGGCGTATCAATAGGGTTTTGAGCGTCCAAAAAAGCTTGCTTGATATTTTTTACGCTGGTTATCTTTCCATCAGGGTTTGCAGGGATAGTAACGGCTGATAACTCGTACCATTCCCACTCTTTGATGTGTAGGCCGTAGCTGTCATCAAGGTATTGGTACTCAAGCAGGCGAAAGCCAATAGACAAGCCCTTGACCAGCCCAGACTTGATAGACTGCCATGCCTCATCAATGCGATTTTTAAGCGGCCCGTCGTCCTCAATTTTGACGATGGTAGCGGTGATCTCAATGCCATCACTGGTGACCGTAGCGGCGGTGACTTCGCCAATCGGCTCATTGTGCTTGTGCTGCCACAATAACGGCATGGGCAGGGCAAACTGTGCGCCTTCCATATCCATGATGTCGTTGTCACGGTCCTGTTTGGGAGTGGAGGCGATGCCAGTGATGGTGCGTGTGTCGCCATCCTCGCTAATCTCTTTGACTTTTAAGGTGCTGTAGGCTTTGGTCATGGTGAGTCTCGTTATAAAATTTGGGCAAAATAAAACCGCCTAATTTGGCGGTGTATTATAGATTTGGATTATGCTGCGGCTTTGGTAGTGGCAGCGGTGATCTATAAGTACCGTTGCATTTCTGGGTAAACTCTTTAAGTTTGATTATTGCGCCCTCAAAACTATCGGTTTTTTGCAGAAATATTACGTGCCCAGTAAGTAGATGAGCATAAACACCCATCTCGCCTTTATCTAAATTACGATTGATATTTAAATGTGATAGCTGACTGGTGTTAACAGCAGTGGTATTTAATAAAACGACTCTGCACATAATCAAATCCTAGATGTAAAAAACCCACCAGTTGGTGGGTTCACAAATTTAAAATATTTTATTACCAGTAGTTTACTGTTTTAGGTATTGGTGGAATCCGAACTTGTTTTTTCTTGACGCCTTTTGGTAATGCGGGTGGTGTATCAGTCGAAATCTTGTCGCCTGCTTCCTTTTTAATGTAATGCGACACAGGAAAGATAGAAAAGTTATTAGAATCCTCAGAGAACATTGGTTGAGGGAATTCATTATCATTGGAATATCTTGAGAACTTTGCTTGTAAGATTTGGTTGTTTGGCTGTTTTATTACCCAGTAAATTTGATCGGATATAAAATCAGTGGAGCTATAATCGGCAACACTGTCTATTTCTTCCCAAGTTGCACGCTTTGCATTATAAAGAGACTGGCGTAGAGCCGATTCAGCATGCCACTTTTCAGCTAATTTCATAGCATCTAGTGATAGGTTTGCGCCTGTCCCTGCACCCATGGCTTTTGCGAACTCAAAAGCTGTTTTTTCTAATTCCTCGAACGTTACCTCTATACTCATTGCATCACACTCCATGTTAAAACATCATTTTGATTGAATTAACTTATGTTGGGGGGTGTTATTTATAATTCAAGACTTTAAATAAAAAATAGTCCGGGTCCATCAGTATTAGGTGCTTCGGGGTTAAGGCTCATAAGTGCGACGCCGTTTAACATGCCAATGACAGGGTCAATCTTGGCGGTACCAGATTCAGCTTTGCTAATCATTGTGCCACTGCCACGTACTACGGTACGAGAATTGCCAACGCACCAAGCCATCATGTCTTGATCGGCATGTATAAGATGCTTACGCGCAATTTTATTCTCAGCAGTCTTAATGTAACCAGCCATTTTAAACCCCTGGCTGACACCAATTAATTTATCTTCTGGTATTCCTACTGCGGTTAATTCTTCTATAAGCGTACCAATACCAAGTGGATCAAGTCCGATGTTAGCAAGCTTGCCACTATCGTTTATCTGCTCACATAGCTGAGCGACTTGAGCGGACTCGTCACCGACATTCTCTACAATGATAAGGTCGCCCTGTTTGGCAAACCCTTCTAGTGTTGGAGCAATAGACTTGCGGCGCTCAAGGGCTATCTTATGACACCAAGCGCGGGTCCATACCCACCACGGCTTAACTTGTACCTTTTGATTAGTGATGTTGTCAGTGTATTCGCGTAAGACAGTTGGCAGACGACCAATGGCAGCAAAGCCTAGTAAGTCGTCAAGGCCACCGCCATCGATGCCGACAGTGATCACCTCGGAAGTCTCAATTAGCTCATCAAGCGTAAATGGCTTAGGCGCTTTAGCGGCTTCCCAAAACTCAGCAGCTGCCCAACGATTGGCGCGTAGCGAGATACCGATTTGTACGTTGAGATGCTTAGCAGTAAAGTCTTGCAGCTCTTCTTTGCCCTCATCTTCTGCTTTTTTAAATTCACGTTCTAAGAACTTAACACTGACAGACGCCCCAAGATTGGGGTTAGTGATATACCAGTTATCAGGGTCGAGATATAACTCATCGTCGATGTATTTTTGTGGGAACTCATAGAGCAGGCCCAAGAACTGTGGGTCAACGACTTTGCCGTCGCGTACTGCGCGTGCATAGTCTAGCTTTTGTTTAAAGATACCAGCAGGCTGCTCATCGGGCATGGTGCTTAGATATACGACAAATCCTTCGGGGCGCGATGCCAATCCGCCAGTTGCTTCACGCAGCATAGAGGCGGCGTTGGCGCGTTTACCGAATAGCCAGAGTTCATCGATGAGCACATAACTGAATTTACTGCCCCCTAACGTGTCAGATTCAGCTGCATATACCTTTAGAGTGGCATTGGTACCTAAATGCGTAATAGTACGCGTGTGCGGCGATACGTTGAACATGGCAGCCAGTTCGGGGTCAGCACTAATCATGTCGCTTGCGGGGCCATAACTGGCATTGGCAACTTCTTTTGTCGGTGCAATAATCGCGAGGCTTGCACTGAAGCGCTCATTAAGCACTAGCGCGATCATCATAATGCCCGCAGCAAGCGTAGACTTGGTATTCTTTTTACTGATAAGCAAAAAGAACTCAGTAATTAGTCGCTCTTTACTCTCAGTGTTATAAGCGCCAAAAATAGCAGCGATGAACTCACGAGCCCATTCGCGGGTGACATCACCGGCGGGTGGGCTGCCAATCATATCGACTAGTATTAGACTGTCAAATATTTTGAGTGCAATATCAGCCACGTCCTGATTGAGCGGCTTGCACGGCATCAATGACTCACCGGCGACGATGCGCTTTTCCCAGTCGGGCCAGGTATCTATCATGATGGGCTCTTATTGCGTTGTCTTAGATGTGAGTAAATCCTGCTGATTGCCTAACGTCGCAAACCTACCAGTGTTAGTAGCGGTCTTAGCATCTAGCTTGCCTTGCTCTTTCTTACCAATCGGGGCAGGTTTCGGCTCTTCGTATTGGATAGCAATAGTGGCGCAGCTGATACGGTCTTTCATCGACTTGGCTGGGTTCTTATATACAGTCTGAAAGAAGTGTAGGGCGTTGACGAGCTCAACGACTTCAGCGGTTTCGCCTTCAGTAGTTTCACCAGTCTTTAAAAGTTTAATGGCACGTAATTCTGTGATGCGGTCTTGAACCAACTCATCGTCATCAAGATTCTTAAGTTGCCGTTTTGCATTTGCTTCGTTTTTAGCTTTATAACCAGCAGCTGCCATCGCCTCTAATTCGTCAAGGCCGTCAGCGACGTTTTGACAGTACGCTTCCTTTCTTTTAGTTAGTGACATAATGAGAACCTTTCTCAATTAAATGTAATCGGAAAAATGGAAAAATAATTTCAATTTAGGATTTTTTTTGCGCGTGGGAGGGGGAGTGGTGTCCGCTGGGTTTGCCCAGAAAACAAATCGACTCCCCCCCGGGCTATTTCCAAGAAAATATCTTAAATTTCTTGGCTTTCTGCATGCGTTTTCGGCTTATGACAAGCGGTGCAGATGGTTTGGAGGTTGCTGTCATCGTCAGTACCACCGCGAGCGACGTTGAGAATATGATCTAGCTCAAGCTCGCCACCAACACGTCCGCAAACTTGGCATGTATATTTGTCGCGCTTGAATATCTCTTCGCGCTTTCGGCGCCAAGGTCGACCGCCGCGTCCGTGTCCCCATCTTGATTTGGGTTGATGGGTGTCGTTGACTGCTTTGGTGCCGATAGTTGTGAGGCGTGGGCGTAGGGTTTTGAGCGCCATGCTTTATTACCTCCAAAAAGAAAGCCCGCTGCGGGGGCAACGGGCTTAACTGGTAATGTTTGTTTGAGTCTGCTTTATGATTAGGCAGGAACTTCGAATATAGGAAAATCATAGATGAAACGGTGCCATTATTCAAGTAGCTTCTGAATAGCCACCCACTTGTAATTGTATCTTAGCCCTTGCAGTTTCTGCGTTGCGGTCCATGTCAATTAGTATAAATTCAACATGATTGGATAGTTTGTTACGTATCCATGTACGTTTTGGTATGCCAGAGAACGAGATGCGTTCGTTGCCGCTCCAGGCATAACCGGTAGATTCGTTGATTGGGTACTGGCATTCTACTAGGGCCGTACTAACTACCTTATCTAAATACTTACTTGGTATCTCTTCTGATAATAGTTCAGTATAAGCAGCTACCAAGCGAGATTGGATAGATGTATCGAAACCATCGTTCAGATAATGGTAGCAATCTGATTCCAATTCACTAAGGTTTGCATAGGCTTCAGCTGCTGCTTTTAGATATTCGTAACGCATGATAAACATCCCCCGTTATTTATAACCAATATATATATGGGTTCAGGGTTATGTCAAAGGTTAAGGGTTATGCTTTAAACCCTGCACCTCTACAACCCTTTATTTATAATACTTATAGACGAAAGGTTAAGGGTTTAAGGGGTTTAAGGGTTATATTTACGCACGGGATAAAAACTATTTAGTGATTAATATTAAATATATTTAAGTTATTTATTTATTTCCCGCGCGCGCACAAGAAAAAACCCTGCAACGTCTGCTACAGGGTCTCGTATCGCTTGGTATTATTGGCTTGTAGAGGTTAAGGGTTTGATTTTAACTATGAACCTAACCCTTAAACCCTGCACCTAATTATTGTTTTGGGTCGTAAACACTATTGATTGCGAGCTTGAATCGGTGAATCTGTCCGCCAATCCAGTCTTGTTGACTACCAAACTTGTCAGCTGGATATGATGTCGGCATGGCTATAGCTAAGACCATAGCTTGTTTGGCGGCATTCATGTTAGGCGTTCTGTATTTTAGCCGTGATTTAGCTTCGCGTCTACCAATATATGTCATAAGTTTAGTTTCAGAGGTTGGCCGTTCGCCGCCTCTTTGGCACCACTGACGATAAACAAAATATAAGTCACTACTAAGGCAGCAGCAGTAAGGTATCTCTAAGTTATTGTTCGACCAATCGTCGTAGAAAACCTCCCAGTTTGGTTGGCTTAACCTGATTACTTCGCGCTTGCTCTGGGTCATGATAGCCGGTGTATGTGCTGTCTGGTCTTTTAAATCAGTCATTAGAAGTAAAGTATAAAAAGCACGTAGCATCTTGTCATCGGTGTCGGATAGGGCAGCCGCGACATCATTTAGAATGGGTGCGGGAATCTTTTGTTGTGGATAGCAGACAACATGACGCCTATTGTTTTGCTCTAGTGCTAAGGGCTTCATGTTGTTTGATAAGAATATTGCATTAACAAAGTTATCTTGCTGCCAGCCGCTCATAAACTTTTTACTGATATAAATTGTATTGCCTGTTACCAATTGCTTGACCATGCCCATTTGTGAATAGCTATCGCTTCCGCTAAAAATCTCTTCGAACAATGCATATAACTTATTCGATACCCAATCATTGTACTGAGAGTCAAGCTGACCTTGACCAAGCGTGACAGCATAATCACCATAGATACGTGACATAATTCGATCAAAGAATAGTGACTTACCGGCGCCTTGTACTTCGCCATGAAATATCAGGGCGGTATCAAGTTTGGTACCAGGCTGCTGCAAGGGTATTGCTAACCATCTAAGTACCCATTGGTAAACTTCATCACTGCCTTCACAGAGATGTAATAGTAGGTCGGTGATAGGCTTGCACATTGCAGCGGCGTCACTGAGCTCAGTTTCAATCGGCTTGAGTGGCAGACCATCAAATGTATTGATAGCAATGTCTTTGTCATGCTTGGGTGTTTTGGTGCGAGTCGGGTCAAACCAGATATTGTCCGCTTTGATAGTAATGCGTGCTTCTGACTTAAGCCAAATCTCATACTCATTAGGACGTGCAAGCTTAATGGTATCAACGGGCAAACGAATACGCTCAACGTCATCCCAAACTTCTTTGGTGCCATAGATCAAAAAGTAGCGCTGAAACATCGATTGAGCTTCGACAGCCATCATTACATCTAAATCTTTTGCAACTTCGGATTTAGTAATTTTTCGGTGTGGTGCTTTCCACCACAAATCAGCTAATTTCTTATTACCAATCTCATTGGCGAACTGCGTTTTTGTATACTCAATCTTTTGCTCAGTGTCATAAACTTTATTAGTCACTTTGCCGATATCGGTAATTTGAGCATAACGCTTAATCATATTAGCGAGACGCATCTCTTGTTCAACGTCAGCCGGTACATTGTTATTAGGTTGAGTAGTAGGTGCAGCATTAGTAGCCTGATCGTCATTGGCAGCTTGAGTTACTACTGATTTGTTTGCTAGTGCATATTTGATTTGGCGTGCTACTTCATTGATCCCAGAAGCGTCAGCGAGGTCGTTAAAGTCTGTATGTTTTTTGCCTTGCATTATGCCGCATCCTTATCTATGTCTAATATATCGAAGCTTGGGGTGACTATCTCACCATTGATGCTAATCGCAGCTTGCTGTGCCTTATGAATACCGGCGTTATACTCAACAAGCGGTTTTGGCTCTTTACCGTCTGCAATGTCCTTATCGCGCATTTTGACAGCAGTTGCGCTGTCATCATCAGCACAGATGATAATGCGGTGATCAGGATGTTGAGCGCGGATAGATTGGGCGACCGGTATTAGATTGTTTGCATTAAATGCGACAATCACGGGCAAGCTATAGCTCATTGCGTCAAACACAGTAGCGCCAGTGGCATAACCCTCACATATCAATATCACACCAGCGATAAACATAGCAGGACTGCCAATCGTAAAGTAAGCACCGCTTACCAAACCGCCTTTTAAAAACAGCTTTTCGCTATCAGGTGCAATGGTTTGCACGTTGACCAGTGTTATTTGTTGTTTGTCAGCATTGTGGTAATACATGGGAATGATTAAGTTATCATTAGCGTCTTGGCTCAACCCAATTGCTGAGACGTTTTTGCGTAATAAGTAAGGGTGATCATCAGCTGCTGGCTTTGAGTTGTCCCAAATGCTTTGGGCGCGACTGGCGGCATCAATGCGAGCCTGACGCTTTTCAGATTTCTCAACGGCTTCTCGCTCGACTTGCTGTGATTGCCACTGAGCACGTTGCTCAGCTGTGACTGTGCTGGTCGCATCAAGCCCTATTGCGCCTGCTATCAGTTTATTGGTCTCATAAACATCAAGACCAGTGTATTGCTGTACGAGCATAAAGCCGTTACCTGCGCCACACTGCGAGCATATCCAAGTGCCTTCACCGCGTTTATCGTCGCAACGAAATCTATTAGAGCCGCCGCACATAGGGCATGACTGATGCTGATGTGCAGGTTTGCTAAAAGAAATGCCCGCTGCGGGGAATATCGTCGAGACATAGTTGCCGACAGCGGCTGCACGTATGGCATCAAAATCTAATGGGGTGCGTTTATCTGTCATTGTGTCTCTCCATATTGCGTTTGGAACTTTCTGAAATCCCATGAATATGACGAATTAATGCTTGGCAGTCTCTTTGAATACGCGCATTTTCGTCAGGTTTGATAATCTTGTCAGCATAAGCATCAATAGCAGTGCTATTTAAGTCAGCAAACTTTTGACCTAATAAAGCAAGGTCCATCATTTCATCACCCTGAGTATCGGGGTCAGGCAGTAAGAACCATCCGGCGGCGCCATGAGCGCAGCAAATAGCATCCATGATTAACGGCGACTGGGTATGCTCGAGCACGAGTTCAATCGTTTCAGGCGCTAGTGTGTGGCAACCACGGTTTGGATTCACTTGTAATGCAAGCGTGTTGTAGTTAACGCCATAGATATCAGCAATCTTGCCCAGTGTGCCGCGCTCTTTTTTGCAAGCGTGGTAGACGGATTGTTCCAGTGGTAATACGCAATGTTCTGCGCGCTGAGCTGATGTAAATATTTTAGTCGACATATTGCCCCCGTTATTGTCGTTCTTTTATTTCGGCTTTAGCGTTAAGCTAGTTGTTGTTGATTACTTGGATCGTTTGCAGGTTGGGGAGCAGGGAATATGTCTGGACGTAATTCATAGCATGGAATACCGGTTACTTCTGATATTTTAGCGACCCATTTAGCACTTGCCTTTTCATCTCTATTTACCATTGAACTAATTTGGGAAGCGTTTTTCATACCTAGTCTTTTGGCTAGATTAGTTTGTGAACCAGCAATTTTGATGGCAGATATCAGTGCTAGCTTAGATATTTCTTTATCGTTATCAGTCATTATTAACTCCAATTGCGTTTATTTAAGACATATTAATGCAATTGCTTTAATTATGCAAATGCAAAATGGATTATATTAATAAAGCATTTGCATTTATCATTGATGAGTTAAGGCACTTGCCTATATCGTTTAAATTAAACAGAGGAAGATAGGTCATGGCATTTGGTCATAGAGTACGAGATATTCGTATTAAGAAAGGTATGACTCAGCAGCAACTTGCCGACTCAGTGAATGTTAATCAACCTGTAATTGGCAGTATAGAGTCGCGCGATAGTGAGACATCGAAACATGCCTCAAAAATAGCTGATGCTCTATCAGTTAGCTTGGATTGGTTGCTTACAGGTAAAGGAAGTGAGCCATTTTTAGAAGGTGATGCAAAAGAGGTTGATCACGAATGTGGGTTGGTAGTTTGCGATAAAGGTACTCCATTATTGGATGATGATATAGAACTACCTTTGTATACCAATAGGTTTGTTACTGATGTATGTAGCGCTGAAGCTACAGTCTTAGAGGCCAGACGTAAGCTTCGGTTCAGTAAGCAGACGCTTAAAGAGGCAAATGTTAATTATGAAGATGCCATTGTGATAAAGCTTATTGACGATAATATGGCGCCTTTAATTTTAGACGGTTCAACCATAGTTGTTGATACGAGCAAAGCTAATATACCAATCAAAGACAATCGTATATACGCATTAGAAAGCGATGGTGATTTGAGATGCAAGTATATCCAGCGCGTGCCTGGCGGTAAGGTAAAACTGATAAGTGAAAATCCTATGTACGACGATGAATTATATGAAATGGATGAATTTTCAAAAATTTATCGAATTATTGGATGGGTCTTTTGGTGGTCAACACTGGCTAAGTGGTAATAAAACAAAGGAGTGTTTTTATGCCGAAGATAAACGAAGGTTATGAATTTAAGACAGCTGTAGTAGGGGAGTCTAACTATAAAACAGCTTTAAAGAAGTGTTACAACGATCCAAATGCTTATAGGAAAGGCCAAGGAGTGTTTTTAGATGTAACGCTGAAGCTTGAAAATAACAACAAGTATGATGATAAGGCAGTTGCTGTCGTATCTAAATACGGTACTATTGGTTATTTGCCTAAAGAAACTGCAAGGAAATATCGTAAAGATAGTAACGAGCAAGATAGCAACACTGTTAGAGCTAAAGTTACTACTACTGATCCTAAGTCTAATCTATATGGTGTATGGATAGATTTGCGCTATGAAAATGTTAATGCTGCAGGAGGCAAGGTTGAACCTGTAGCCAGTAATGCAAATAAAAGCTTTTGGAGTAAGATTTTTGGATAATTACTAAAATAAATATTGCAATTGCATTGACATTCTTTAATGCAATTGCTTTAATATACTCGTAATCAACAAAACGGGTATATTGTCATGTCACATAATCAGAACACTGATAGTTCACAAACGCAGCGTACTCGCTACGAGAACAAGCGTCTTCAAGACATACTCTGTGAGCGGAATCAACGCCTTCAAATTGTCGAACAACAACTTACTAATACACAGCTTGGCCATAAGCATGCGTGCAAAAATACTCGTATGTTTATGGCTTTGTGCATTTTGTTGATTGTGATTTTGGTTTTGGGAGGCGTGTAATGAGTAATGTCGCCAATGTCAAGCCGAGCATAATCCTGATATCACTAATTCAAAACGCTACGCTCAGCAATGCTGTCAGTCGTATCGCATTGCGCAATGCAAATAAACAGTGGCGTGCTCATACGATTAAACCAATATGCAACCGCGACCAGAAAACTATGATTGATGTCGCTGACCAGCTGCGGCTTATCATTTTGCAAGTGTCACAGCGTCGTTGCCGTATTAACCCAATGTATTGGGCACCACTGATACATCTAGAGGCTGATTTGCGCAACGCATATACGAACAATATCAACCTCGAGCCGCTACTTGATACTGTAGCAGCAAATAGCGACCATAACGAGGTAGCTTAATGTCAACAAATAAACAAAAACTCAAGAACCCTTTGCTTATAAATGTTAGCGGAGCACCTCACATTGGAGTGACTGCCGCATGCGACCGCGTGCAACGCTGTTTAAATGCGCAAGGCATCATCACCGATGTCATCACACTTGAGCGTGGCATTGATGTTAACAACTTTGATGATGATTACTTACTTGGCAACTATAGCCATTTAGATGTCATTTTATTTGATAAGCATCGTAATGCTGACTCCGCTGTTAAACGCCGCCTAATTCACCCGCTTTGGAATACTGAAGGCGTCATACCTGATATCAGCGTATTGCTTAACTGCTCGCTTGAAAACTACCAACGGCGTATCAGCAACCGCAGCGACAAGCGTAAGAAAGCTGAACACCATGGCTTTTACTTAGAAATTGATAAAGAGCATTACGGTACTAGCAATCATCATGTCATCAACACAGATGGTAAAAACGGGTTGTTATATGCAGCCGGTACTATAAAGGGTTTCATATTGCGGGAGCTGCAGAAATGAGAGTATCACTTGTACTACCTAACGACCAAGAAGTGAAACCTAGAGTTTTAGCCATAATTAGTAATATTAGCCAAACTCTTGGAATGGAGTTGCAATCTGTAAAAATTAAACAGCGAAATGACACTGTCTTTGATTGTGATTATGGACCTTTATCAGGTGATGAGGTTGTACAGGCATTTGAATGCTGGAATGGCATTCTCAAAGTCGAAGTTCACTTGGTATTTAAATGGGGTAGATAATGGCTGACGATGCTGATCGCGCAAACGACTATGTTGATTTAACACTGGCTCATTGCCTAAGTCGCGCACCAAAATTTGATAAACCGTCACTGACAGAATGCATGGAATGTGGCGAAGATATACCGGCTAAACGCCAAGCGGTCGGCGGGCGGACTCGCTGTGTAGACTGCCAAACCGTGTTTGAGAAAAGGGGGCGGTGATGACGAGTAAATGGATTAGCGTTGACGATCGGTTGCCAGAAGAAGATGGGTTGTATCTCGCATATTACCCCAGTGAACTGCATAAGCATCAGATTGTTTGGTTTGACTTAAGATTTAACTGTTTTAACTGTTATCACGAAGATATAACACACTGGCTGCCACTGCCTAACCTACCTGAAGGAGAGTGATTGAGATGGACGTCATTGAAATTATCAAATCAAATGTCCCATTAGACTGGGTAACGCTCCCCCAATTTGCTAAACTTATCGGTCTGCCGCACACACGTCTATATATCGCCAAAGAAAAATGGCCTGAAGGCGTGGTGTGGAAAAAGATTGATAACAAGATTTACTTTAGTCTACAGGGGTGGAATCATTGGATGAGTCAGCAGGGTATCCAAAAGGCGTTAGAGTGCGAAGCGGCAGCGTCGAAATTAATATCCCAATCAAAGGAGAAGGGCGCAGGTACTTCGTCCTCCCGTACACGGCGACGCCAAAGAATATTGCCCAAGCGGGAAAGCTACGAGCTAGTTTAATGGCTCGTAGAAAATGGGAGAATTTGACGGTAAAAGATATCGAATTAGCTTGTAATATTATTGATGAGACGACAGCAGATGATAGACCGCTTTTTGCAGACTATGCGCAGCTTTATCTTGACAGCTTAGATAGCGGAAATACAGGCACTAGACGTAAATATAAAGGCATCCTCAAAAATAAGTGGATGCCTTTTTTTGCGTCTATAGCTATTGCAGATATAACGCCGGCAATGGTACGCACTGCACTCGCACAGAATGACTTTAGCAGCACTAAAACTGCTAACGATGCACTCACGCCACTGCGCGGCGTGTTTGATTTAGCATTTATTGATGAAATTATTGAAGAGTTGCCCACTAAGCGTATACGTAATAAGAAAACCCAAAAGGATGAGCCAGATCCTTTTTTGTCTAATGAGCGTTTGGCCATACTTAACTATATGCAAAGCCATTGGACGGATGATAAGGAAATTTGGTATTTATATTTTGTATGGCAGTTTTGGACCGGTTGCCGTCCTGGTGAGTCATTGGCCATAGACTGGGCTGACATAGATATAACCAACCGATTGGCAAAAATAAGTAAGACGTTGAGCAGCGGCAAAGTGCAGTTATCAACTAAGACCAATGAGATCCGCAATATTTATCTCAATGATAAGATTTTGGTCGTATTGGATAGACTCAAGGCTCTTACTGGCCACCAGTCGCGGCTGTTTATCAGCTTGCACACCGATGAGCCATGGACAAGACCAGATAAGTTGTCCGAAAAGTTTCAGGAAGTACTACCAATGATCGGCATAAGAATGCGGCCCGCTTATAATTGTCGTCATACTTATGCGACTACAATGCTCAATAGTATGATCGATGTTTCTGCTGCTGCTTATCAGATGGGCCATGATATTATCACCTTCACTAAAATCTATGCAAAGTGGATTAATACCGAGCGTATGCAAGCTGAGATGATGAAGTTGGATTATGGTGACTAAATGTTAAATGGTTTTTGAAGTAGTATTTGAAGAACAATAAATCAATCAAACCAGCTTAAAAAATGTTGCTTAGGAGAGATAATGAAGTTTAAAAGTGCGGAAAATAAAATCAGAAGAGCTAGAGAACTTATAGCAGAGATTTCTAATTACTTAGAAACAGATCCACCTTATAGCTATTTTCTAGAAACAAATACTACCACTCGTCAGAAAGCTACTTTCTCCAAAGTAAATGAAGAGTCTTTTGATATAGTTGTTACTCGTTGTGGAGAAATAATTCATAATCTTAGGTCTGCTTTAGATCAAGCTTATTGGCAGGCAGTACGTCCAAATGTAGAAGAAAAACATGAGAAAGCTATTCAGTTTCCATTCGCATCAAAAGGTATTGGCTCTCTTGAAGAAACAGTCAAGTCAAATTTAGCGCATAGAGTAAGTAATGAGTTTTATTCAGCCATATTAAGTTTAAAACCTTGCGCAGGTGAAGATGGGAATACTTTACTGTATTCAATTCATAGAATTAGTATAGAAGATAAGCATAAGTTTCCTATTTCCGCATCTAATTTAACAAAATTATCGAGCGATAGAATTCGTGAACTTGTCCTCGATTTCCCTCCAAACATAACCCTTATGAACATCTCTATGTCCAATTCTAGAAGAGATATTGCATGGACAGGTTCTTTTTTCCATCCTTACTTTATTGGTGACGTTGTTCCCCCAACTACATATTTATTTCATAAAGAATTAGATATTCCAGTCAATATCATATTTACACTTACCGAACTAGGTAGTGGAACATCTGTAGTTGAGACATTAGAGAACATGACGAATGAAATAGAGCGAGTATTATCTGTTATGAGTCAGTCGCTAACTTGATAACGTAATCTAGAATTAGATTAGAATGAGCCTCAATGTATTCCTACCGAGGATTACTTGGTAGTTGAATTGCAGAAACTGCGACAAAACTGCGACAACAGTGCCTTTAATAAATAGTTATCAAATTTTAGGCAATAAAAAAACCTGCCCGAAGGCAGGTTTAGTATGGGTTTGAGACTATTTATTCACTATCCGAAAATGGTGGGGCTGGAGAGACTCGAACTCTCACACCTTGCGGCGCCAGAACCTAAATCTGGTGCGTCTACCAATTCCGCCACAGCCCCATTT